GCACATAAGCTAATAGCCACTCAGAACGCTCGTACAGTGCTTACACGGTCTATTCTAGATCATGCTGTCATAACGACTAACCCACGCTATATGGTGCTTAAAGGCGGCTTAACGAACCCTAAAGAGCTTATAGATAACCGTGTGGGTGGCATAGTAAATGTTACTCGTCCTGATTCTGTATCTCCCATGATGCAAGCACCACTGAATCCGTTTATCTTTCAGACCATCAACATGCTCTCAGACAACGCTGAAGAAACCACTGGTATCTCTAGCTTATCTAAAGGCTTAAACAAAGATGCTGTTAGTAAACAGAACTCAGCAGCAATGGTTGAGCAGTTAGCCACTATGTCCCAACAGCGTCAAAAGATCATAGCGCGTAACTTTGCTAATCAGTTCTTGAAGCCTCTATACCAAGCTATCTATCAGTTGGTCATTGAGAATGAAGACCAAGAGAAGATCGTTGAGATCGGTGGTGAGTACATAGAGATTAACCCAAGTGATTGGGCTGACAAACGAGATGTGACTGTCCAGTTACACCTTGGTTACGGCGAACAAGAGGCTGAAGCCCAGAAGTACATGGGTATGCACCAAGTGTTCCAGAATGACCCAAGTCTACAAAAGATGTATACACCACAGAACCAATACCAACTGATATCCCAAGTAATGGAGATGAGTGGTATCAAGAACGTGGCTGACTACTTAACTTCACCAGACCAGTTACCAGAGGAGCAACCTGATCCTGCACAAGAGATTCAGTTAGAACTTATGAAGCAACAACTGGAGATACAAGAGCGTCAAACCGCCATTGGTGAGATGAAGGTCAAGATGACTGCTGAGAATGCCCAAATGAAGTTAGAAATAGAGCGTCTAAAGGCAGTACATGACTTCACCATTCAGTCCGACAATATGGATCTGAAAGAAGCGCAGTTAGCTCATAAGAAAGTAATAGATAACGCTGAAATGATTCTGGCTCAACAAGCAGATGAAATAACAGCTATCGCAAGCCCGAATGGCTAATCCCATTCACAAACCTATGCCCTTGAAGGAGAGCAGACATGACGGAAGAGCAGTTAGCAAACTTAGGTACAGACGCGGAAACTTTATTGAACACAGAGACTTTTAACAGGACAGTGAATACTTTGGTAGATGCGTCTATCCAGGAATTCCTTAGTTCAAAACCTGAAGATGAGGATCAACGTAGAAAAGCGTACCACCACTACCAAGCATTGGTCGATATTGTCAGTACTTTGAAGCAGCAAGTCGAAGTGCGTGACCAGATCGATTCTAAAGCAACAACAACTGAAGAGGAGTAAGCACCATGTCTATTTTAGATAACGTGCAACAAAGCCCTGATTCAAACCCTGTAGCACTGTCAGTCGATGATGCCGCAGATGCCATTCTAGCGAACTGGGAAGACGCTGATGAAGATCAGCCATCTGAGAAAGGTGAACTTGAGGCAACAGAGGAAACTACTGATGAGACAGAAGTAGAAGAATCTGATGATGAAGACGAGGAAGGTGAACAGGAAGATGAATCTGAAGAAGACCCTGGTGAAGAAGACGGTGAATCCGATGATACCGCTGAAGAAGAGACTGAAGAGGTAGAAGAAGTTGATCTATCTGATGACACTCTTATAGAAATGGTAATCGATGGAGAAACCAAACAGGCATCTTTGAAAGACCTCAAACGAATGTACGGCCAAGAAGCGTCTTTAACCCGAAAGTCTCAAGAAACAGCATCTCAACGAAAACAAGCGGATGAAAGTTTGCAACGTGCCGATGCGTCATTACAAGCGATGTTGACTCGCGCCCAAGACCGTTTCAAGCCATACGAAGAAGTCGATATGTTAGTTGCCTCAAGGCAAATGAACCCCGATGACTTTGCGGCTCTACGATCTGAAGCAAAAGCAGCAGAGGATGACCTTAAGTTTCTCACTACAGAAGCCGATTCTTTCTACGGTGACATTCAGCAAAAACAAGCAGCGCAACAGCAAGATAACGCCAAGCATTGCATTGAAGTCCTAAAGAAAGAGATACCCGAATGGTCTACTGACCTTTATAACGACATTCGGAAACACGCTATTGAAAGTGGGCTACCTGAAGAGTCTGTCAACC